TCGTCGCTCTACCTTCCCCTAATACTGCTGTGTAACCCATAGTAGACACCTGTACACCATTCGGTTATGCTCCTTCTCAGTTTGATGAAAGGAGCGAACCGAAATGGGCCTACAAAGCGTCCCGCAACATAACCAACCCTCCGTCGATGCGTTAGCTGATCAATGGCTGATGCTGAAAGAGGTCATCCGCCAAAACCAAGAAGCCCTGCTCAAAGTTGAGCGAAGCCTTATCCCCCTGCTCAAGTCGCGCGAGGAAGGCAGCGCAACCACGCGCACCCCAATGGGCAAAAAAATTGTTCTCAAGCAAAAGAACAATTACAAGCTCGATGGCACCAAGCTGCTGAAGGTGCGCAATCAGATTCCCGAGGCGCTATTACCTCTCAAGGTCAAAGAACTGCTCGATGAACCGCGCTTGAAGTACCTGCGCAACAATGAGCCCGAGGTGTACGCGATCTTCGCTGAAGCGCTGACGGCAACGCCTGCGAAACCCAACGTGACGGTGGAGGCGAATGACGATGGCATTTGATCTCTCCGCAATCAAAAAGACCAGCGGCCTTAAGCCGCCCTTCATCGTGGTATACGGGCAAGCCGGCGTTGGCAAAACAACGCTCGGCGCGCAAGCCCCGAACCCCGTGTTCCTGCAAACTGAAGCCGGCGAAGGCACACTCGAGATCAACGCGTTCCCGCAGGTCAAAGATTTTGCCGAGGCGCTAGAGGCTATCGCGACTCTGATTGAGCACGAGCATGACTACGAAACGCTCGTTATCGATAGCTTGGATCATCTCGAACCGATCATTTGGAAAGAGGTTTGTAAGACCCAAGGCATCGATTCGATCGAGAAACTCGGCTACGGCAAGGGCTATGTGTTCGCGCTCGATTACTGGCGCGAGCTCATGGCTGCACTGAACGCGCTCCGCGCTAAGAAGGGCATGGCGGTCATCATGATTGCCCATACCCACATCCGCAAGTTTGAGTCGCCCGACTCAGACACTTACGACCGATACGAAATCAAACTCCACAACAAAGCGAGCGGCCTCGTGCAAGAGAGTGTCGATGCCGTGCTGTTCGCTAAGCATGTAGTGGTAACGAAGAAAGAAGACAAAGGCTTTGGACAAACGCGCGTGCGCGGCGTGAGCACTGGCGAGCGTGTGCTATGCGCGAACGAGAAGCCTGGCTTCGTAGCGAAGAATCGCTACGGGCTACCCGACGAGATCGACCTTTCCTGGTCGGCATTCCAAGACGCAATAGCGACAGCAATCAACGGAGAAACGAAATGACGAGTTTTGCATTTGACGTAAATAGCGCGCCTGAGGTGGCGCCAGCAACGAACAAGTACGCCCCGATCCCTGCGGGCGACTACAAAGCGATGATCACAGAAAGTGAGATGAAACCAACGCGCGCTGGCACTGGCCAGTACTTGCAGTTGGTGTGGGAGATCATCGATGGCCAGCATGCTGATCGAAAGATCTGGGATCGCTTGAACTTAGTTAACCCTAACCCGACGGCCGTGTCGATCGCGCAGCAAGACCTCGCGTCGATCTGTCGCGCAGTTGGCGTGGACAAGATCAGCGACACGGAGGAGCTGCACTACAAGGAAGTGATGGTCACCGTGACGATCCGCAAAGGCGACAACGGCTACGAAGACTCGAACGAAATCAAAGCCTACGCCCCGGCCGGCCGCTCCGCGCCCGCCGCAGCGCCCGCAGCCCCTGCTGCTGTCGCGACTTCCGCTGCCGCCGCTCCTGCTGCGCCAGCCCCCGGTAAGAAGCCCTGGGAGTAGGTCATGGTTGCCCTGCCGGAAGAGCAGCACACCACCCTCAAGCTTGTTGAGCGAGCGACCGAGGAAGCGCAGGCCACCAATGGCGGTGGCCGAGCGCACCTTGGGGCAAGCCTGATCGGTGATGAGTGTCCGAAAAAATTGTGGTTCATTTTCCGATGGGCCGCGCAAACAAAACACTCTGCTCGCCTGCTGCGTCTCTTCAATCGAGGCGCACGCGAGGAAGAGGTGTTCAATTTTTTACTGCGCCAGGCTGGTCTGAATGTGTGGGACGTTGACCCGGACACCAATCAGCAATGGCGCGTAGAGGCCGTCGGTGGCCACTTTGGTGGCTCGCTTGATGGCGTGGTTCAAGGATTAGTCGAAGCGCCCAAGGCGCCGCATGTTAGCGAGCAGAAGACGCACAACGATAAGTCGTTTAAAAACGTGCGGTCGAAAGGTGTGCAGGAAGCTAAGCCCGAGCACTACGCGCAAATGCAAGTGTATATGCACCTCATGAACATCGACCGCGCGCTCTACCAGGCTGTGAACAAGAATGACGATGAGCTCTATTTCGAGCGCGTGAAGTACGACAAGCAGACGGCCGAGGGTTTACTCGCAAAAGCAGAGCGAATCATTACGAGCGATCTACCGCCCGAGGGCATCAGTCACGATCCTGCGTTCTATAAGTGCAAGTGGTGCGACCAGAGCAACGTGTGCCACGGCAACCAAGTACCGCAGGCGAGTTGTCGAACGTGCTGCTTTTCCACGCCAGAGACGGACGGAGACGCACGCTGGTCATGCAGCAAGCACGGTAAAGACCTCAACCAAGAAGACCAACGACTCGGCTGCGATCAGCACCTGTTCATTCCTGCCCTGCTCACTAACTGGGCCGACTGTATCGATGGCGATGATGACGCTGTGCGCTACCGCAACAAATCGACCGGCGCCGAGTTTGTGAATGGCGAAGGCGGCTTCACGTCGAAAGAGATGGCCAAGGTGATCGACGTTAGTGTTCTTGGCGATCCGATCGTGGACACGCTGAAGAAAGAATTCCAAGCGGAGATTGTGGGGTGAGAAAGATGGTGATTGAGCTAGAAGAGCAGGATGTCGAAGAGATCATCGAGCTAATGCGCGAGATTAGTGAGCGACTAAAACTCAACCAAGACATGCTGGGGGTGCTACTTGCAAAAGCGTACCAAGAAGAAGGAAGGCACGCGCAACGAGATCCGCATTAAGCGCATGCACGATTACCCGTCTTGCTACTACTGCGACGAGATGATCATCGACTGGTGCGCCGTTTATCAGAGCGTGCCGCCGGTCGAATTTACGGTGAAGAGAAATGAATGCGAACACTTTAAGGACAGCTTGGGTGAGTACTGAGGAATTCAACAAGCTGTATTACCAACGCTGTTTGTGCGGGCAGATCGTGCGTCGCACTACTGGCGTGTGCCGGTCTTGTCGCGTGAAGCACAAGATCACCGATGTAGAAATGTTCCAGGCGCGTGGCGCGCAAGCGTGGTTGGGCAAAGCCTGGCGAACCGATTACACAATAGAGGAGCAAGCAGATGAGTGCGTTAGACAGACAAATTGGGGGAGCGCATTACAAGTCGTTCGCGATTCAGCCGATCGTTTTTTGCGAGAAGAACGGCTTATCGGCGATCGCGAGCAATATCATCAAGTACGCCTGCCGATACAAGACGATTAGGCGACATGGCGTTGCTCGACCGAATGTCGAAGACCTGCGCAAAATCGTGCATTACGCCGAGATCGCGATTCAGATGGAGCTCGAAGCTGAGCCCGCGTCCGAGGAGGAGCAGTTCCGCACCGAGCATCAGTTCAAACCATTTAGCGATGAACGCGACGTTGTACTGAGCGAAGAGGTCGAAGACCCAAAGCTAAGCGCGCATCTCGCCAAAGCAACCTGCGAGGACGGCACATGCGATTTATGAGACGCCGCCGCTGGGGCGATAATCCGGAGCCATTCCCTCTGCACTTGCTGTTCTTGGCGTTCTGCGTGCTCGCTACGGGGGCGATTCTGTGGAGTTAGAAATCGATTACGATCTGCTCGCAGAAAAGATCGCGCACGTGATCGCGAAGGCGCCGCGAGAAGATGAGGTGTTATGGGACACTGACGAGTGTGCTGCCTACTTGCATTTCAATCGTCGTTATTTCCGCGACACGGTTAGCAAACTAGATAGCTTTCCCAAGCCGCGTGGCACCGGGTTCGTTTGGCTGAAATCGGAGGTTGTTCGCTGGGCCAAAGGCTAGAGCAAGT